AGGGCGCGGCAGATGAACGAGGGCATGATCTTGCGGACGCGAGAAGGTCCCCAGGGGGGAACGGGGACCTGTCGCGGCCCGTAGGCGTTGAGTGCCCGCACGACGGTCATCTGAGAGCCACGGAACTTCGTGTACATCTCGCAGAACCGCTCGATGGTGTTCTTCGTGATCGAGTAGGTGTTGGACATCCAGTAGTTGCCGACCGCGATGTTCACGAGGGGCACGTCGTACTGGGCGCACGCCTGGAGGACGTTCAGGCCCCCGAGGATGTTCGTTTCAGCAGCAGGGAGCGGGTTCGAGATCGTCTCCTGTGTACCCAGCACTCCTGCGAGATGGATGACCCCATCGACGTGTGCCACGGCCTCGGTGACGAGGGTGCTGTCCTTGATGTCTCCGAAGACGACCGGCTGGGCGATCTTGGTGTAGACGTGTTTGCGCTGTTCTCGGTCGAGGATGATCGGCTCGTGCCCACGGTTGCGGAGCTCCTCCACGACGTAGCGACCGATGAACCCGGTGCCGCCGGTCACAAGGACGTGCTTCATCTCTGCCCTCCTGGCATGAAGGTTGGTGGGGCCAGACGGAGCTGGCCCCTGCTATGACTATGCCTCGTCGTACGAGTAGTTGACGGTCTGCTGGGTCCAGTTGCCAGGGGAAGCATCGGACCCGACCCCAAGCTGCATCACGAGGTACTCGGTGTAGTCGCTGGTGTTGGTGTAGGAAGCGTCGTCCCACACCGCCTTGTTGCCCGACGTATAGCCGGTGGCGTCAGTATCAGCGATGGAGGAGCTGGCGGTGGTCCCCTGCTGGTACGTGACGTAGGCCCCGGTGAAGTTCAGCGTGGTCGAGGTGTCGACCGTCTCGTTGAACCACACCTTGAAGCTCTGCACGTAGTTGGCAGGGGTAGCGGTGACCTTGAGGCGGACCCACTTCTCGTAGGAGTTGGTGCCCACGGTGATGGGGTTGGCCTGACGGTTCGCCAGGGAGTTGGTGGCGTTGTCGGCGCTGATGAGGTCGATGCCGGTCACGGTGTCCTCGACGGTGGGCGTCGAGCCGTAGGAAACGCTGAGAACGAGGGTTGCGGCCATGGCTGGTGGTTCTCCTGTCAGTTATCCCGCTGGCCGGGAGACGAGGATGAGTCCGTAGACTGCCCCTCTGCTGGAGCGGGTTCGGGGATGCTCACTTCGCGGGCCGTCGGGATGTCCTCGAGCATTACGAGGCCCGGAGGCGTGTTCGCCATGAGCTTGTTGAAGGGGTTGGACTCGTCGTCCGCATCTCCCAGGGGAGCGCGGCCCTCATCGATCCTGGCCTCGTTCACCGACTTGTAAGGCATGCCTGCGAGCGCCAGCTTGTTGATGCTGGCCTTTGACATGGACTCCTTGATGTTCAGCCGGGTGAAGCGGAAGGCGAGGTTGTTCTCGGGGCCTCCGAGCGACTTGTCCCAGACCACCTCTCGGGTGAAGTAGTCCTGTACGAGTGCGAGCAGTGGACGCAGACCCTGGTCTTCGGTCATCTCCTGCTGGACCTGGCCCTCCGAACGATTGATGTCGAAGGACATGCCGATGTCCTGCGGGCTGATGAGGTAGACCGCACAGATCTTGCGAACGAGGTACTCGAGCCACTCGTTGTACTGCATGTCTCGGTTGCTGGCCCGGAAGGGGACGAACTTCGCCCCCTTGGTGCCACCGATGAACGCCATCGCGCCCCTGCCTGCCACTTCGTGCAGCCAGTAGGACTTGAACTCCTCCACCTTCTCAGGGCGTGCGCCCTCGCCAAGGTCGAGCATGCCGTCTGGAGCGGCCTGCGTGACCTGGCGGTGGTTGTAGAGGGAGCCTGATAGTTCCGCGTCGATCGTCTGCTTCAACGTCTCGAGCGGGGAGAGTCCCAGGACGGAGTACGTCCTCGGGTTCGCCATGATGTAGACGAGGTCTTCGTTGGCGAATGGCACCTCGTACTGGGGATGCGGCACCCACCAGTAGCGCGGCTCGTCCGGGTTGCCATCCCAGAGCGTGCTGACCTTGATCTTCCCGCCATCGACACCGTGGAGGGCTGCGAGTCCACCGCCGAGGGTGCGCTCTTTCTCGATGACGCCGGCGTCGAGGATGAGGATGTCTTCCACGATCGGCTCGATCCACGAACGGAACGACTCGACCATCGGGTTGGGGCGGTCGAAGAGCGACCTGAGTTGCTCCATCTGGCGGGCGTCGTATGGCTTCTTGTGGTTGAAGGGGACGATGTCCCACTCCGCCGAACTGACCTGTGCCTTTCGGACGCTGGTCACCGCACGGATCCACTCGGAATGCTCGGACCAGTTGCGGAAGAGGCCCACCGACGCCTTGGCGACCCGGCCCTTGTCCTGCATGACGAGGGCGGCGGTCCCACCGGGCGGGAGGTTCTTCGGGCTGGTGCGGTATGAACGTGTGAGGAGATCTGAGATCAGGCCCATCAGCGCAGTCCTTTGAAGTGCGCCGCAAGGACACTGTCTTGCTTGGCGTTGAGGAGGTCGGTCATGACCTTCTTGTTGGCGGCTTCGATGGCCTGCTCGTAGGTCATGGTGTGGGTCTTGATGCCCTGCATCATGTCCGCGAGATAGTCGGGGACCGAGCGGTCACCGTCACGGAACTCCATCTCGGTGTATTCGCGTATCGGGTCAGGCATGGTCACCTCCCTCTCAGGCTGCCGAAGAAGAACGTGTCCCCGCCGAGATCCATCGAGTACCCGAGGGCATCGACCATGTCGTCGTGCGCCTTGGGGAACGACAGCAGCTCTCTCTCGAACTCGGTGCCCCGCAATGACTTGTGGTGGAACACCTTGTGGGCTTCGTACTTCGCGGCCACGGCTCTCGCCCTGGTCGTCTTGTCCTGGTCGGCCTTCTTACCCTCGATGGGGATGCGGGGGTAGGTCTCCATGACCTCCTGCACCAGCGTGGACTGGAACTGGTTGTTCTCCACGATGACCAGGTCGATGTCGGGGTAGGCCAGCCACCCGTCGTAGATGAACTCGGCGTGGTGGGACTCGCGCTTGTCCCGATAGGCCGAGAGGACGTAGAAGTCGCCCGTGTCGAGGTCTTCCGCCGTCACGACGCGGGCAGTGTAGTCGGCGCGCTCCCGCACCGACGATGCGAGATCCACGCCCATCTTGAGGGTGTATCGGCCCTCTGGCGGGAGGGCGTCGAAGGGCTCGAACGGCCCGTGGAAGATGTTGCCCTCCAGCAGGCCGCTGATGTCGTTCTGGTAGGAGCAGGCGAACATCGCGCTGCCCATCTCCTCCTTCTCGCGGAGGAGTCGGTCGAGGGGCCAGTACTCGGGCCAGTAGGAGACCATGTCGCCCTTCTCGTCTTCCTGGATGGCCGACACGATGTGGTAGTCCCAGCCGAACCCACCCTCGTGGATGGGGTCCATGAACTGCTCGTAGAGGTCGTCTTCCGCCCAGCGGGTGCCGACCACGACCGTGGCACCGTCAGGGGCCAGGCAGGGCTTGAGGGTCATCTTGAACCAGCGTTCGACGTTCTCGCGGGCGTCCACGCTGTTGGTGTTCTCCTCATCGAGGATGTCGTCCATGAGGATGAGGTCGAAACGCTTGCTGATGATGGCGCCGCCCACGCCCACGGCGAAGAGCGTCACGTCCTTGGAGCCATGCCACTTCGAGCGCTTCTCGAGCCACTCCTTGTCGGTCCACTTGCTGGTGCTGGGACCGGAGTCGGGGAAGACCTCACGGTGGGCCTCGTTGGCCTCGATGGTGTACTTGATGCCCCTGCTGAAGTCCTTGGCCTGGGTGTCGGTATTCGACACCATGCCGAGGCGGATGTCCGGGTACTTGCCGATGAGCCACGAGCTGAGGATGGTGTTCACCCAGGTCGTCTTGGCCCCTCCTCGCGGGAGGAGGTAGACCGTGTGGTGCCGCCCGTAGATGGCCTCCAGCACCGAGGTGATCATGTCCTTGTGATGCTGGGCCGGCTCGTAGCCGAAGACGTACTCGCCGTAGGCGAAGACCGCCTCCGGCCCGTCAGTTCTTGCGAGTTCGATCAGTGCGTGGGATCGGGCTTGACTGAGATGCTCCACCGAGAGGCCCGATGCCTCGAGTAGCCTCGATGAATGCTCTGAGAGCTTCTGGCTCGAGGGGTCCGGTATCGACGGTGACACCAAGGTTGCGTTCCTCCGAGATGTGGGACGGCTTGCCGAACATCACCTGGAGGCGATCCAGCAGCGGCGCGAGGTCGGCTGGGCGCAGCCGGTAGACGGGGACTTCGACCATCTCGTCGTTGACGAGTCGCCGCTCGGTGGCGCGCATGTCCTCACTGAGCTTGTCGAGGGCCTGCTCGATGACGTCGATGGCCTTGTCCTTGAGCTCCATCTCGCGGCTGATCCGGTATGCCTGCCGGTCGGCCATGAAGGTCATCGCCTGCTCAGAGGAGTGGTCGCGGAACTTCTCCCGCTTCTCGGCCCACTTCTCCTTGGTGGACTTGGACATGATCAGGGAGTGGGACATGCCGTGGTCCTTGGCGAGCTGACGGAGGCTCATGTCGCCTGACACGTACTCGCGCTCGAGTTGGTCGTAGTCGTGCTTCTTGTTGCTCATCGCTGGCGGACCTCCCGCTCCAGCCCTACGCGCACATCAGGCTTGTCGGCCACCCAGATCTCAGTCCGCCTGATGCGCGGGTGGTTGATGAGCAGGCGCTCCATGAACCACGCAGCGAGGGACTCGAGCGTCTGGGGGACGCCGAGCATGTCATCGAGATCATGGAGGTGCAGCTCCTGTGCGACCTCCTCCAGTGACGACTGGATGGTGGTCTGCTCACCGATCTCGGTGACGGTGATGAAGAACGTATGGCCGTGCTTGTAGGCGCTCTCCGCCTCGTCCCGGTGGGTCGTGGCGAATGAAGTCGTGGCCGTGAGGTCTTTCACTCAGCCTCCAGACATGGAAAAACGGTCGGGCCGACCCAGTGATGAGCCAGCCCGACCGTTCGGGTTTCCGACTGCTCTACGAGGTGCCGATGGAGGTCAGGCCAGAAACACCCCGGAACCGTCAGGAAGATGGACCCTGATGTAGTTGTACCAGAAAGCGTACACCCCGACTAGACCACCAGGCTACTCCTGGTCTGTTTCAGCGGGCGAAGAGGTGTTCTCGTCCACCCACTCGTCGGTTTCGACCTCGTAGTGGAACTGGATGCGGAAGTCGGAGAGGCCCGCCAGCGAGAGCTGGCCGTCCTCGGTCATCACGATGGCGGCGATGGCGTCATTGGAGTCCACGAACCCGACGAGCATGCCCTCGCGGCCCGTGAACTGCGGCCCGTTGAGCTCGATGCGGGGCAGCCCCTCGCGGTAGAGCGTTACGCTCATCGTCGGAGTCCCGCGCACTTGGCGCACGACGGCGGTGAGGAGAGCAAGTCCCCGACCCCGACCGCGAAGCAGACCCGGCGCTTGCCACAGTGGGCGCACCGCTGGCGCCGGTCGAGGCGCCGCATCCCGACGCGGATGAACGTCTCCAGCGGCCCGAGGTTGAACTGGACCGCGTAGTCATCCGGCTTCATCGTCGTCCAGCCGACGAGCGGCTGATGTGTTCCTGGCGCTTCTGCCATCAGATCTTCCCTTCTACTGCGAGCATGAGGCGGCGCCCCAGCCACTCGGCCACATTCACGACCACCGCGTTCCCACAGGCGCGATACCTGTTCGAGTCCAGACGGGGCGGAAGGAGGGGGTCATCGTCCCCGGAGCCGCCGATGACGAGTGACTCAGCCTGGTCAGCGTCCATCCTCCAGCCGCCGCCCTTGTTGCTGTTCACGGTCGGCGCGACGAGGGTCACGGCCCTGGAGTCGCCAGCGTCGAAACGGTTGAGCGTGGGACTCACGTCATCGGTGTCCCACCGCTCACCATCCCCATCGGGGCCGTGAGGGCGGGTCTTCTTGATGTAGACCGCGTCGATGCCCGGGTTGGCGGCTGTCAGCGGCTGGGCTTCGTCGTCGGTGTAGTTGAGGCCGTTTCCGGTTCCACTGGAGGAACGCATGAAGACGGCGGGCGGAGAGGGGCTGTCGAGGCCAGACCCGACCCTGACCGTGGGCGATGTGTCCTCGCTGTAGTCCACCAAACGAGTGCCCCCGGTGCTGTTGAAGGCGCCCACGACCCTCACTCCCCGGTCTGACTGCTTGGCGTCTTCCGTGGTGACCGACGGCGCGGTTTCGACTTCGGTGGCCCTGAGGTCGGCTCCTTGTCCTCCTTCGGGGACGATGGAGTACGTCCTTTCCAGTCCTTCGCGATCGTCCAGCCATCCGGCAGCCCCATCAGCCGCTCGGTCTCCACCGGACTCAGCCGTCTCACCGACGACGAGGGCGCCGTCATCGAGGGTGGTGTTGACGCCCTTTCCGTATCGTCGGGTAAGTCCGCCTGCGATCTCAATGCCTGTTCGAGGTGTGGAGGCAGATCCCGGCCCCTCCGGGCCGCTCTTCGAAGAATGCCGGCAGCGGCTCGCGGTGAGAGCGAGTATCTCTGCGGCACGCTCGGCTGCAAGATGTCCGTCAGGGTCGTCATCACGCATTCGCACGCCGAGGATGAACACCCTTCGGCGCCGTTGAGGGACTCCGCTGTATCTCGCGTCCAGAGTCCTCCACGAGACGCCATACCCGAGGTCAACAAGCGCGGCGAGGAGCGCCGCCATATCTCGACCGGCATGGCTACTGAATAGCCCTGGCACGTTCTCGAGCAGGACGTAGGTGGGGCCTCGTCCAGCCAGGAGAGCTGACTCGAGGAGGTCGAGGAAGGCGAAGGCGAGTCCTGATCTGGTCCCGTAGGCATCCCTGTCACCACCGTCATCACTCTGTCGCTCATCGGGTTCGCTGCCAGCATCGGTAGGTCGTCCACCACTATCGTCGGATCCGCGTAGTCTCCGACGGTCCTGATCACCTTGGCGGTGGTCGATGCCGATGCCTCTCCGCTTTCCGGCGATGCTGAGGTCTTGGCAGGGGAAGCCTCCGCTCCAGAGGTCGGCGTCGAACCAGTCAGGACGATGGGCTGGTTGTTCCCCCCGTTCGCCCGCTGAAGCGTGTGACTCACGTCCCCTGTCTCCGTCAGGTTGTAGTGGTCGAACCCCGTTGCTATATCGGGCGGCGAGAGCGACGATGTCCCCGAGGTTGGGGATGTCGGGCCAGTGGGTGGCGAGGACGGCTGAGGGGTAGGGTTCGATCTCGCTGAAGGCGAGGGTGCGGAACCCGGCTTTTTCGAGTCCGAGGTCGAGTCCTCCGACCCCGCTGAATGTGGAGAAGTGGGTGGGTCGGTGAACAGCACGTCCTGCACTCCCGTCACGGTCAGGCTGATGTCCTCCGACAGGAGCGGCCCCTTGCCGCCCCCCGGCTTTCCCTCCCTCATCCGCAACAGGGTGGGCTTGTGCTTCTTCGTCATGCGTCAAGAACAGACCTCCATCAATGGTGGCGTTTCCCGCCACCCCTTAGGAGGATACTACTTCCGGCTCCTGCCCTTGGCCTGGTCGGCCTTGCTGAGGCCGACACGATGGCCCTTCGCCGGGGGCAGTGGAGGACCCGTGATGACCGGGTCCGGGTGGACCTGGACCCCCGGCTCCTTCGCGTGGTACTCCTTCGCCTCCTGCCAACTCCCGATGGCCCAGTTCGTGAGCAGGCTTCGAACGACCCCGCTGACGGTGGTGCCCTCCTGCGCGGTCTTGACCCTGACGCGGCGATGCAGCTCGTCGGGGATGTCGATGGAGATCCTCATGCCGTCTTCCTCGTGCAGCCCTGCTCCCACCGATGCTCGCTGTCGCAGAGGTAACACCAGGCGCCCACGCTACTGCCGCTCCTCTTGATCTGGGGCCATCTCCGCTCTGGCCTCTCGTACTTGCCCACGCCCTTCGGGCGCCCCTGGTCCTTCTTCATCATTCCTCCAGACCGCCAGTTCGACCCAGCCGTTGCCGCCACAGACCACGCAGTGCTGCATGGTCGACGGGGTGCAGAACTCACAGTCGACGTGCTTGACGACGCGCTTGAGCGTCACGCCACCTTCCGGTGCGAGATCACCCGCCTGGCGAGGTCGCGTGCGACCTCGAGGCGGTGCCAGCAGACCCCGCAGAGCCACGCCTGGCGGTCTCGAAGGTAGCCCTTCGCTGGCGTCTGGTGGCAGTAGTCGCAGTACTTCACCCCAGCCACCTGAAGACGACATCAGTCATGGAGCGGGGAAACGGTAAAGGGCTTGTTGGGTGTCAGGCAGTGCTGACAGGTCACGTACTTGATGTCGGGGGTCACCGGGATCTCCAACACTCTGGGGTCGCGGCCACACTTGGTGACCTTGTCGCCCTTAGCCCAGTAGTGGACCTTCTTCGGCTTGTTGCTACTCATCGTCCTCTCCTAGCGCGGCTGCGATGGCGGCGGGGAGGGTGTCGCCAGACCTGTCCCACGTCGTTCCGAAGTGGCACTCCACATCAGCAGACCCATCGGCTCGCAACGCGATGAGCGCCCATGCATCTGGGTCGCGCATCGCTTGCAGAAGTCGGTCCACCGCTCGCCCTACTGCCGCATCGCTGGCGACCTCCGGGTAGAAGCGGCCACGACACGGCCTGCCGATGGCGTCGGTTCCAGTGCATCCGGCGCAGTGGTGCGCCTGCTCGATGTCAGTCATCGTCATCTCCTAGCATGGCTGCGACGGCGGCTCGCAGTTCCCAAGCGGCTTGCTGGCACGCCCCGTTGCCGTCTGGGCTTATCCATGACCGCGTGGCTCCATCCCATGCGACTGCCGCTTCCACGACGCGGGCGATGGCCTGCATGGGTTCGGCGGCGAGGATGTCTGCGGCGCACTCCTTGTCATCGAAGCCGCAGATGTGCATGACGCCACTCATGGTTTCGATGTCGCGGCAATGCTTGGTGTATGCCTCGGCCAGCGCCTGCTCGATGTCAGTCATCGTCATCCCCTA